TGTTTTATTTTTTTCTATATTTGCAGCTTCAACATCATTTTCATATTTTTTTTTTAATTTATTAAATTCCATTAATAATTCTGTACTATTCCTTAGAATTATTTGCCGGTTTTGAAATTCTTTACTCATTTTTTTATATAATTTAAATAAATCAACACCACTTTCAATTGCTCTATTTAATTTTGCAACTAATAGTCCAATATTTTCATCCGCCATACTATAATATATATTTATATTTTAATTTTTTGAATTATATTCCTCCTTTTTCTTCTTGACATCTTTAACATATTGACTCATCTTGTCTAAAACATCCTTCTTTAATTCATCCCTTTTTTCCGCATAAGTATTCAAATTTATTGGGGTATCTTTTCCTTCAATCTTGACATTTTGGAACGCTTTAAAGTCCGCAAATGGCTCAAGATTGTATTTTCCGTAAACCCAGAAAATTGCGATCAATATTACAATTGACATAAACCAGCTGTCTGAATTCTTAAAAGAAGTATACGCAATAATAATAAATAGAATAAGGAAAAAATACCTTGTTTTGCAAGGTGCCGGTTCTTTTTGCATAAAATAGGACGCACCATATGATAATTTATCAACCGGCAAAAAATTGAGGTAATTGAAGAATGTATTGAATTTGGATCCAGGAGCTTTAAACAGTAATTCATATGGGTTCTCTTTTTTAATTTGGTTCTCCATATTTATAAACAGTTCCTCATCTTGTTCATTCTTCGCTTTCTGCTTCATTTTCACGGCGTTCAAGAAATAGCCCACTTTCCCGGAGAAAATGTATGCAAATGCGCCGAAGAAAGATAGAATTGGTCCAATAAACATCTGAATTGCGCCAAAAATGGAAACTACTATTTTTTGATACCAAAGTAAATTCTTCTCTTCTAGCACATAAACTTTGCATTCTGGAATATCTTTGTATAATTCCGGGCTTAACTCTAAATTTACGAAACCACCCTTCAAAACGTTTAACAATGAACTCCCAAATGAAAGTAGTTTGTAATAAGTCGCCTCTGTTGCACCGATTGTTTCCTTCTCAAAGAATTTATTGGAAGTCTTATCTTCGTATTTATCAAGGGGTGAGTGGAATATGCTGACGAATTTGAGTTTACTGCAGAATAATTTTCCGACTGGCAAAAACATTGGAATATAATTCATAAAAAGACCTGGGATGTACTTATTAGAAATATAGGACATTGTCAAGAATAGAATTATAACAACGCTAAATGTTTTTAAGAAGCTAGCATAAGGTGCTAATATTTTTTTAGATTCTTCATTCATTCTAATCTCTGGGGGACTCTCGGGTTCATCATATTCTTCTTCATCGTCATCCATTAATTATACCAATCGAAAAAAAAATGAGACAAAAGTCATAATTATAGTTTATATATCCAACTGAAAAAAGTGATTATGGCTTAAAAAAAATACTATAATATATATTAGTGGAGAAGAACTTATATTTATTACTTGCCTTTTCTTGCATTAGGGGTAATATTTTTAGTGGTTTCAAAATTAAAATCTTCTATGAAGCTCCCTTATTATTTTATATTGATCACTGAGTAATGTTTTAGTAATCATAAACTTATGTTAGTAGGATTTCAATTCCAAGATTTCTAATGTAGGGTATAATAATATTGTATAATAAAAGTTTCCAACCGCTTAATGCTGTCAAATGGAAACAAGCCCAAGATTTTCTTTTAAAGAAAATGGATAGGGTGCTTTTACATCACTAGTTTGAAGAAAATAATGACTTCTGTCTCATTTTTCTTTTTGGTCGGTGTAATATATAAGATATTTATAAAATTATGCTTTACGAGGTAGCATAATTGCAGCATTCTTTGACTTTTTCATTCATAATATCAATTTTTTATGGTAGATATGGGTACATTAGGAAAAAGAAAGCAGAAAAAGTAGCAATTAAGCACCAATATGAGCTAAAACTGTCCGATACTGCCGCAAAAAATCGCAAAAATCGCAATTTTGAATAATTAAAATATAAAATTTATTTTTATAAAAACGGCTTAAAGAAATTTATATAATATTATGTAGGAACCAAGGTTTTTTAGGTTTGCCTCTGAAAAGAGAATGTTTTTTCGCATCCCAAGGTTCCCATTAAAATAAAAACCTATATTCACATCTTTGTAATAATAAACAAATTACATTTTTAGATGTAAATAAAAAAAATAAAAAAAGCAAAAAAATTTTATGGTTTATAACCAAGGATTTGATCGTATCCTTTAAAAGAATGTAGAAATTATAACTTGTGATTTCTGCGATTTTACGTATCTGCAAGAACAATCAATGAAGATGCAAATATGAAGATCGGAATATATAGGCATGAATCTTTGAATGGGTACAGATGAAGAACATAAATGTTCTTCATCTCTAGTGTAAGCTATTAAAAACGCGAAAATAAAACCATGTATATATGTCGATTTTGTTGTCTCAAAAGTATTATTCCAATTTAGGCTTCCTTGAGGTGTAAGACTCGTATATTCTCTCTTCTTTTTAGACAATGATACGGCAAGTGCAATAACATAACCAAATAGAATGTATGGGAAAAATGATGTTTTAAGTTCATTCAATAATTTCGCACCAATATTCCAGTTATATTTATTTTCGTAAATTTTTATTTCACGATGTGAAATAAAACTCTAGAGAAAAACACTTTGTGTTTTTCTATACCATAATTTGCCTAAATATGGCACAAGTAATTCCAAACATATCGTAATTGGAATAATTACACCAGAAATAGGATAATCATATTTTGTACCTTTGTATATCCAAAGTAGGAACAGATAAAAAACTCGAAGAGTTTTTTATCTCTTGAGTCTTTAAGACAAAGTCTTTAAGACTGAATTCCCAAAATTGGATGGAGGCGAATGTGAGTAAAAATAAAGAAAACCATTTATCGTATTTATAATTCCGAAACCAAAGATATATTACTACAATTACAGAACTTATAAATGTAGTGATTGATACTTCTTTGTTTATGCACATATATATTCTAATAATCTAAAAAGTTGTTAGAATGAATTATTTAGAAATTTGGACCAGCTGGGAAGCCAACAAGGTTAGCACCAAGACCAGCACCAAGACCGAATTTGAGGGAGTTATTAACCTGAGGAGCATACAATCCCAAAATAGCCATTACTGCAGCGGCAGTGAAGCCAATTAGAACTACATAATCCCAAGACACGTTCATGTTCTTAGTTCGCGCAATTAAAAAGGCAGCTAAACCAACGGCAAAACCTTGTATAAGAAATGATGCTATTTTATAAATAACAGTTCCAATTTGAAAACCTTCTCTACGATATTGATTATCAGCCATTCTATATATTTTATGCAAGAAAAAAGAATTTTTAAAAAAAGATATATTCTAAATGTTTTCGTTTGGATTTAAAAAAAACAATATATATATTTTTAGAAAATGAGTTCCAAAGACGTTGTTGAAGATTTCTTGGAGGTAGACCAACCTGTCCCGGGTCAAAATTTTGTATGTTTATCTTTTATTTCACCGGAAAAAATAATTAAGAGAAGGGAAGCATTGTTGGTAAAAGAATTTGCTAAATCATTCCTTAAAGATTTAAAGCGTGAGAATGATCCCTCTAAATTGGATCCAGAGAAGTTGACTCCCGAGTTTGTTGATACTCTAAATGTTTATGAAAAATTCGAGGATTTTTTATATGCCCATGAAGAAAAACTCACCAAAAAATACAATGATGAAAATGATTTCCAGACATCTATTCGTGGTCTAAAGATTCGCGGCGTTTATGAATCCCGCAGAGAGGCTGAAGTCCGTGCTAAAGTTCTTCAGCGAAGAGATCCCAATTTTCATGTTTTTGTGGGTCAAGTGGGCTATTGGCTTCCATGGGATCCCAATCCCGACAACATTGGAGAGCAAGAGTATGCTAATGAGCAGCTCAATACTCTCATGAAGAAGTATCAGGAGAATCGCTCACATCGTGATGAGATTTACGCCGAAGAGACGGAAGATAGAAAGAAGAAAGCACGTGAAGAGAACCAGAAGCGCAAATTTTACCAACAGAAAACGGATGAAGATGACAAAGAGGCAGAGGAGAAAATCCGTGAATTGCGTGACATTGTGGATGAGAAGGACCGCCTTTTTGAGCAAGCAAGTGCTGCCAGTGAAGGTGCAGCCCCTGAACCTGGAACATTAATGGCGGGGCTGAATGATGCTGCACATGCTGACCCATGGATGGCTAGGAAGTCAGCGGCGGCGGATGGTAAGAATTTTGAGGCAGGTAGTGCAAAGGAGGAGCCCACACCGGCAGAAAAGGAGGGGATTTTGAAGAGCATTATGAAGAACATATTCTAGCTGGGAGAACCTAGGTTCCCCCATAACCCCCTCCTCTTGAGAATAATGTTCTAATTTTTGAAATTATAATAATTTCAAATAAAAAATTTGGTAATATAATATATAACAGAATATGAGGTCCATTGTTATACTTTTTCTATTAATCGGCATATGTTTAGTAGTCGTCGGTTATGTCCAATCTAACCAGCAATGCCCACCCCCTGTCGTGGAATTTAAATACGTACCCCAATCATTCGAGCAAGAACAGAACCTTCCCACGCCATTGCTTTCCATCTTTGGCTCCATGTTCAACGAAGACAGTGCATGGGAGCAAACCCAGGGCTACGCAGATAAATACACCGCCCGTCAGCTTAATAGTGTTAATCAATAGTAAGTCTTATACTCGAAATAGGCATAGCTTAAAAAGAAGAATGCACCAATCCCAGCGACAATTCCCCAGTGATATCTAATTTTCATAAATTGGTAGACATCCAGCCATTCTTTAACTTGTTTTTGATTTTTAGTGTAATCGAGCATCCAGGCAGGCTTAGGGTACATGCTATAGAACATGTAATTCACAAACAGAAGAACAGCTGTGAAAAGCAGGGCGCAGCCGTAGTTGTTGAAATAAGATGATACATACATGCAAACAACCGTCGCGAGAACAAGCCCCAGCACTAAACCTTGAAGCCATAAATTGAATCGGAATTCAACAATTGTCTTGTAAATATCAAGTTGTTTTTTGTCCAAAGTTTTAACAAATTCCTGGGATTCTACATTTTTGGTGCTGAAAATGGTAAATGCCATTCCAAATAAGAGGGCGAATCCAATAATTCCATAAGTCGAGTAATTCATTATATTATAAATATAAATAATATAATTTTTCATTCAAATAAATCCCATATATCCTGACCTTTTTTACGGGACCAGTAGAAATTGCCAATGTATTTGGAGCCTTTACCTCCCAAATGATGTCCACCTTTTTGACCCAATCGTTGTGCCAATGCGGGCAAATTAAACCTAGGTGGCTTCCCAGTGTGTTTCTCCGAGATGAATATTTTGTATGCATTCGTAGTGTATTCCCAGCCCCACAGAACGGCAAAGTCTACATTATTCCCAGATTTCTCCGCATTTGTTATCATTTGGCGGGCGACCATTTTATACAAAGCGGGGTCATTAAAATTCAAAACTACAACATTATGCCCCTGGAATCTCTTATATGCTGCATTCTTTGCAATCTGATCCTTCAAATTATTAACTAATTCATCGTAATAATACCCCACCATTAGCATGAAGTTTTTGTCAATGTTCTCAATTTGATTGTCTAATCTGGCGAATGCGTCCACATTGGTGAATTTTTTGATATAGGGGCTATGCGTTATGCGATAACTTATGTAGGATTTGAATGCGCGGTCATAAAATAAAAATGGGAGATGCAATTTGCGGTCATCATTATCAATATATTGGACTACAACTGGGGCGGGATCTTTTGGGAAAAAGAACTTCCATGTGTAGGCAACCGCACTATGTTTTTCATCTCCGATAAACCAATTTCCCTTTAATTTAGGAATGGCGTCTAATTCTTTGAGCTCCCTTTCTGTGCGGGGGTGGTCATCAATCATATAGACCGACGCAGCCTCTTTAGCAATAACTTCCAAATTGGGTCGGCTATATGCAATATCACAAACAATTACATTTTTTCCGCGGATGAACTCCAATTTTTTCTCTAGGTGCCAATCAGGGCGATTTCCACTGGCGGGACTTAGAGGGACGAAAGTAATTTTGTCCGTGGCGTTCCCAGTGTGAACGAGATATTTATAAAACACCCAGGCACTAAATAAGCCATCGTCGTTGTTTTGGTTGTATATACAGCAATCAATTGATTTACGTGCTTTTTCAGTTATCGACTTTGCAAATTTTTCGATTTCGGTGAATGATTTTTGATAATTGGCTTCAGTTTCATACACGGAGTGGCTAGCTTTGGATATTTTAGAGTTTTTATTCTGAAATAATTCGCACTTTTTCAAACAATCGCTTATTTTTGTGTTCATATTTTTCCTTTTGTTTAAGGAATTGGAGGCATTTGAATCTGAATCTGAATTTGAATTTGAATTAATCATATAATAAATATCTATATATTATTTAGATGATTTTACTAAATTGTGCCTTCAACAAAAAAATTGGGAAAGTGCCAATGTATGAAACATTTGGTAATATGGATGGCTCATCCATTTTCCGCGGTGTAGGGGGATTTTTTGTGGCTTTGTTCGTTCTTTTTATCGTAATTCTTGCGATAATTTTGGCGGTTCGTTGCAATCCGAACAATAAGCTAGCATACGGTATTATTGCATTATTATTCTCGGAAATTTACCTTATCCAATTCTTTATTCGAAAGTATCTTATTAGAGAGAAGAATTATTGCGAGGCGATTTTCTAATTATTAAATATAATATATGGTTTTATTTAATTTACAATATTCCAATCCAATTATATCATTTATTATTTATGCGTTAATGACTTCATTTATAATAGCTGTTGCATTTGTTATAAATGAAATTATAGACTTAAGAATAAAAGATAAGAGTCCTTCTGAAAGAATAAAAATAAGATTACTAACTCATTTTATTATTTCTTTTTCTGTGATTTTTATTCTTTATGTTGTATTATTTTATTTATTTGGATTTGGCAGCAATTTATTTCCAATATGCGCATATAAAAAATTCTGCTAAGAAAATATTTTCTAAAAATTATCTAATATATATTTTTCATCTTCATTATTATCAAAAATATACCATTTTTTTTGTTCACTATCCCATTTTCCACCTAATTTTTTAATTTCTTCTTTTTTAGAAAAAGGAACGTCTAAATAAATTTTTTCAAATAAATCTGAATTATATGGGCATTGTTCCAAACCAATTGCCTTATTAGCTAATTTATCTGCACCATAATTTCCTTTCGAATGTACATCATTATTTTCTGTATGAGCTTTTATATGCATAAAATATATATTTTTTTGATTTTTATAAAGTTCATATCCATATTTTACTAATTCTTTATTAGGTATATCTTTTTGCCAATTATGTAAAGATCGTTTTTTTCCATAACTTGTTACACAACTAAGTGCATATTTTGAATCTGAAACTATACATATTTTTTTATCATTTTCTATATCATCTTTAATAATGTCAAATACATCAATAATTGCTTGCAATTCTGCAATATTATTTGTTTGTTTTCCAACAACTTTTTTAGATACATTTTTAGAATTATTTTCACCAAAATAAATACCAATTCCTGCAATTGCATTAGCAGAACCATTATTTGCACATGCTCCATCAGTATATACAAAATAATCTATATTATATTTTGATATATCAGCAATATTTATTAGTCGTGTATCTTTTTCCTGTTGTGTATCTTTATCAGAATTTGAAATATCTTTTTCTGGTTCTGTTTTGTTTATAAATTGAAAAATAGTTTTTTGTCCTTCTATTAAACCTTTTGAAATATTTTCAAAATCTTTTACTTTTTTCTCGGATAATTCTGATCCAATAATTTCATCTTTCCATCCTTTTTTTGGAGGATATTGAATTCCCAAAATCTCAAATTGTTTTTTATTATATCCACCAGCTGGTGTCTTATTTTTAACAATCCATTCTTCTGTAATGATCATTTATTATATATAATCAAAAATCTTTAAATTATGTAGAAAGATGGCTTCCCCCCCCCCTTACACTAACGAATCACAAAGTGATTCGTTACCCCCCCATGCTCTTTTAGAGTAATTGCCAATATTGGGAATGATTGGGAAATGGTATGTAATAAAAATCCCCCGGATAATCGCCATAATATAGCAAAATTATTTAATAAATAATTTTATTCCATCATAAATCTATTAGAAATTTTGCCTCAATACGGCAATTGCGGGGCATCAAGGTCGGCAATTTGCCAATCTTGGAAAGTGTTTGGGAATTGGTATGTAATAAAAATCCCCCGAATAATCGCCACATTATTGCAAAATTATTTAATAAATAATTTTATTCCATCATAAATCTATCAGTAATTTTGCCTCAATATGGAAATTGGGGGGGGGCATCAAGGTCGGCAATTTGCCAATATTGGAAAGTGTTTGGGAATTGGTATGTAATAAAAATTCCCCGAATAATCGCCACATTATTGCAAAATTATTTAATAAATCTATTAGAAATTTTGCCCCAATGCGGCAATTGCGGGGCTGCAAGAGCATGGGGGGGTAACGAATCGCAAGCGATTCGTTAGTGTAAGGGGGGAACGGCAGTTCCCCCCCCCAAAAATTGATTTTTTTTAAGGGAAACTCTTAACAATTCATACACCAAAAAATGAATGATAATACAAATAGTTATTTAAATAATTTATACACTCATTTAAATAGTAATCAGTATTATGAAGTATATAATACATCCGTGCAATCACAATCGTCATATTCAAGTTCAGCAATAAACCATTCTGTTTATGATAAATTATTGCATGATTTTCGGAATTATTCATAGAAAATCCGACCCTGGGGGGTCATCAGAACTTACTGATAGAAAACATTTTTTTTATTAGGGTTATGAATCCACAAAAATATTTAAAAGCCAGTAATATATACTTTCAATATTTTTACAATAAATTATTGTATGTAAGCATTTATATCGGACAATTACCCAATTTTTCTTGCACAGTATACCAAGTCATATATATCACTATTTCATAAATATTTGCAAGATAAGCAAACTACCATATTTTTTTGAAAAATAATTCAAAAAAATATCCCCCAAAAAATCTTAAAAATCACGGATCATAAAAACTCATTTTATGACCACTACGACCATGGAATACCCCCGTGCAGGAGCTTTTGTAAAAAATCTGATTACCATAAATGCTAACCCATTTTTTGAACCTATTGCAAAAACGTTGCTCAAAAAAATGGCGCCCTTACCATACCATTACCATAACACTTTTAAAATAAAGTTCTGAAATTGGAAAAGTCATGGTACTACGTTACCACGACCTTTCAGCTTGTTGAGGACCTTCTTCCCCCCCTCTTTACGAATGACCTTTATTCATTACCACGAGTGTTTACCCAATTTTACTAAAATTATGGTAATATACTACCATTCCAAAAAGTTATATTTTCAGCATTTCGACTTTTTCATGTTTTTTAAAAAATCGGTTTATCATGCCATTTTTTTTCGTATTTTTTTTATAAAAAAAATGGTAATATTACTATCATATAGCTTTCAAACTGTCCGTTTTTATGGTATTGTTTTTGAAAGTCCTAGCAGTAGACCCACTTTATCAGTATTTTTCACTTTCTAGTATGATGTCTGATCAATAGCCCTGATCTACCATATGGTGTTTAAAAATCTTCAAAAAAAAGTCGTGTACCATTATATTTTACTACCATACATTACCATAAAAAAAATGAAATTAAACAAAAAACGATGATTATATTCCCATTTTTTTATTTTCATGTATTATTTTTTATATTTTTTATCTGATATGTTTATGATGTTTTTTAGAAATAATATAATAAAATAAAAATACTTACTGATGACTGATGACTAATAAATGGTCAAAATAAAAATGTGTTTAGTTCAGTTTATACTACAAATTTTTGAAAAAAATCTTTTTTTCAAAATCCAACAACCTATTGAAAATCGAAGAAAAAAATCAATGGCTGAAAAGTGTCATGGTAATTGCTCATGGTAATGCTGGAATTCCAGGGTCGATTTTTGTTTACCATAATGTGGTAGTATTTTGTGATCAAAAATATTCCATAAAACCCATATTTTAATAATCCAATATCCTATCCACACTGGCTTTTTTATATCATTAATGCTAGTATATTTGAGTGATGTTTTTTATATACTTCTACATAAATCACGCTATTATATTTTTGACCCATGGCGGACAGTTACTACCATGCATGCGCGTATTTTGTACTCGAAACTATTAGCTACGAATACCATAAATGGTGTTTGGAATCTTATAATCTACCATGAGAGTAAAAAACGACTACCATACCCCTTTTTTTCATCATTTTTTTTTGCATTTTTTTTCATGAAAAAGGTGCCAAAAAGGTGCCATTTTTGGACCCCCCATTTTTGGGGAAGTTTATGCATTTTTGGCCTTATCTTACCGCCCTACGACCATACTTCCTTTTGTATTTTTTTGCAAAAATGGTAATTTACCAATATTATGGTAATGTACTGATGACAACGACAGACTAAACACCACAATCATCAAAAAAATATGATGGTTTTTTTTAAATATTTAAAAATCGCGTTTTTATCAAAAATCGCGTAAAATGACCTTTTTCTCGAAATTTTGACCCTAGTGTTTTTTTCGAAAATTTTCGGCATTTTATCATAAAATGGATGATCATTTTTTTCAATAGAGTCAAAAAAATGCGAAAAAATTTAAAATCCAAAAATGCAAAAAGTCATTTTTTGCATTTTTACGAGGTTTTTAATAAATATTAATAGGTTTTATCAATATTTATCAGATTTTTTTTTTACTTTTTTTAAAGGAAAATTCCCTGCTGAAAATAGCAAAAATGACCCAAAATGAAAAAATCGCCATCCAGTGAATTCTCAGAATATTATTTTTTGTTGGATGGTTAATATATGATCTTTTTAGTATATATTTCAGAATTATTTTCATCAATAATTTGGATCTAAAAATATTTTTTATAATTTTTGCAAAAATGACTCAAAATGACTAAAATTGCATCCATTAATTTCACATAATATTTCTTATCCTTCATCAGAAGAAATTTGGTCTTTGTTACTATTATTTTTATTTTCATTTCATCAATAATTTTCTTCGTTTTTTCATAACTTGTAAGTTTTGGTTGGCAAAATGACCTCATGCAATTTACAGTTTTCTTACTGAAAAAATGCTTGGCGAATTCTTTGTAAGCCATTTTTAGACCATCTAGTTGTTTGTCCGTTATTTTACCAAGAGATTGTAAATTCTGAATAATTTTTTTCCTATGTTTCTCTAATTTTGAATAGTAAGTAAGTGATTCATTAATACACTCATTTACTATCCCACATTTAAGCATTTCATTATTCATATTATAAAGAAGATAATTTAATATCGTTCTGATTAAATAAATTTTTGAAACGTTTTTTAATATTGTTTTTTGAAAAGAAACTATTTTTATTTGTATTACTATCTAATTTTCGACTATTTGGTGCTAATATTATTTTTACTTCCAAAGCAATATTTTCCGGTGTTAAAAATTCACGCATTAATTTCTTATTTATGGCATATTTCGTATCATTTTTTTCTAAAGACAATAAATGCTTCCCTTCCAAAAACCATAAAATATCGTCCGCATTATTCTTCCAATCATCCCCAAAAACTTCAACTACTTTCTTCTTAAAAACATTCACATCCGTTTCATCAATTATTTTATCTATAAATATCAAATATCGCTTATATAAATCTTTATCTTTCAATAATTTAAGCATAAATGCAAAATCCCAGCTATGTTTATTAATTGATGGAACAAATGGTTTCTTTAAGGGACCATACATCATAAATACAATATCACTATCTTTATTCTTCTCAAATAAAGCATCCACTAATCCGCAAAGAACATCATATGCCCTTCTCGACTTAAATTTAACCACTTGCAGCCCCAGTACATTCTTTATTTTCTGAATAAAAAGATCACTCACATTATACTTCCAACCCTGAAGCATTATCTGCTGCAAAGTGGTAATCCATTCTTTGTCCTCATACACAAAATCTTTTACAATCGTAGTCGCACTATTCGCCGCAATTAATATAATAATTTGTAGCAGAGATAGTAAATGAATTGTCGGGAAATGGTCAAAAATGCGGATTTCCACGCCATTTGGAATCGTCATTTTCGCACCTGAAACTCTATTTTTTGGTTTATTAGGTGTAGGTGGTCCAAATGTGCGAATATTGCTGCTGAATGATGATACGGCTTGGTCTTCTTCTAATCCAGGATTCCTTGGCATACATTGGTCCACAATTTCGGACTCATCAAATTGAAAATTCTTCCTCCAATATGGCAAAATATCCGCGTATCGACCAACCCCAGTAGTTTTCTTCCTCATATCTGACCCGGCGAAATTACCCCAGCCCACTCTTGCCACTCGGAAACTACCGCGAATCTTCTTCTTCTTCGTCCCCATTGCTTCTTGATCACAAGAAAAATATGCGGCTAATAATAGGGGCTCCATCCATTGGAACATTGCGCCAAAATTGTAGTGCATATTACGGAATTTCTCTTGGTCCTTCTCAGTATACACCTCTTTTTTCTCGAATGGGAGCGTTATGGTATAATGAAAACTTCCAACATAATCGCGATAAATTTTATCACGTAATTCTTGACTATCCCCCTTGTAGTTTTTACGCAATCGTATATTAGAACACATGCCAAATGGATACTGAAACAATTTAAATTTATTTTTTATAAAATTATAAACAGTTGGGTCTTTCTCCATAATCTTCTCAAAAGTAGCTTCTTTTTCCATAAGTTGATTATAATAATTTTCAATTGTTTTAGGGTCCTCCATATTTGAAAAAGGATCTCCTGTAATAAATTCCGGCATAAAAGCTGGGATTCTTTCCAAAATTACTTTCCCCATACATTTCCGACCAGTTTTCTCATAAACAACAGTGGACAATAAGTTTTTCTCAGACTCAGTAATGATTTTCGATGTTTTCGGCAAATTTTGCGCCGGTTTAAGTGACTTAAATAATACAATTTCACTCGCCGGATATTTTTTGTCAGTTTCAGCACTTGTTGGCAAATAAAAATACTGCACTTCATGTTCTAAACCCATTCCCCATGTCATATTCTTCAATCTCAGCTCTTTCACCGAATATTTCTTCTGTTCCGCAATTATATTACGCAATGAAATACCCACATTAGAATTCCGATTCTTCCTGCTGTCCTCGTTATTATTATTTGTTTCTTCTGTGCGCCCACCTTTCTTAATTCTCATGAAATAAGAAAGATAAAAATATTCAAGAAGTTTTTTTCACCTGGAATTGGGATAATTTCTTTTTCTTGGAGTGTGAATTATTATAATCCTGCATAAATTTTGCGTTTCCTTCGTCATCATCTTCGTCACTATCACAAATCATACGGCTCGCCTGTTGCCACAAAATTTCCGCACCTAATTTAAAATCACAGTGAGACTCCGCTTTATACCAAAACACCTGGTCATCCAATCTGTTGGATTTCGCATTATTATTTATGACTAAACATTCATAATTTTCCGTGCACTGGTCCATAACGTTGCAAAAAAAGTCGTAACTAGGAAACATTCCACAATAATGCTCATAAAGTCTTTTGCGATTGCTATGGTACGGCTCACGCAAAACGAAAACATAATCAACATTTGTCCGTAAATTTGGCGGAATACCGAGAGAATATTGACTTGTTATGATAAAAAACGCCTTCAGATGCCTCCCGTTCATAAAAAGAGATCGCACATTCTTGTCCTTAACCCATGAATTATCATATAAGCAATCATCAAGAATCAAGAACGCCCTTGGGTCCACATCTTGATACTCTGGGTCACCCATTACCTTTCGATTAACTATTTTCTTCTGCCTTTTGCAAAAATTATCAATAACTCCTGGAGTATATTCGTCATGAATGAAAATAGGTGGGATAGTTTTACTATAGAATTGATTTGCACCTTCTGTGCCACTTATTACTGTCCCTACTGGCAAATCTTTATGATGCCAGAGCAGATCTCTTACTAAAAATGATTTGCCCGTGTCTCGCTTCCCTATAAAAATAACTACTTTGTCGTCTTTAATTGAGCTCATATTAAATTTTTTCAATTTTAAATTCATTTATGGATAATAATATATAATATTTTTTTTTAGCTCTAAATATTTATTGCAGAAATATTGTATAAAAAATATGCGTTTGGGTCAATGGATTGTTTTTCCGCATCTAAAGTTAAAAAGTGATATTTCTGTCGAAAAATATTACCAATCGGGCTCGTCTGCATGACAGCGTTTTAGACCTTTTATTTTTTCTACAACCGCCGCCGGTACGGATTTCGTATCCGGTGCCACGGAATTTGCCACATCATCGAGCTCAAGAGCACCCCCTTTGTGTTCAATCACAGATGAAGCAGAAGAGGAAAACCGGAGATCCCGATTAAAAAGTAGCCAAGCCATTCCGCCACTTGCCAATAATCCCGCCATAAATAATTTTAGATACACACTAAATCCACTCTTGTCTTCTTTTTTACAGAATAATTTATCATGTATGAATAGAAAGATGCATAATACAATTCCAACAATAACTCCAAAAATAATGGGGTTCTTCCAATTTATTGCCATTTCTTAAATGACAATAAGTAAAAAAAATGTAGTTATAAACGAATAATTTTTAGATTCAGGAGAACATGTGTTTTTTCATCATCCACCACTTGATAATCACAGCAATTGCGATCTTTTTTTCAGTATTTTCTGTGGTAAAGAAGAACTTTGGGTTCGACTGAGACAAAAATGTGCCGACGCTTTTGCAATCTTTATTCATAATTTCTGCACGGCAATTAGAACAATTGCTAATTTTGGCAAAGCATGTTTTGCAATGAATATGTCCACATGGTTGAATCATTCCGATTGAAAGTGAATCAAGACATTCCAAACAAATTGGACAATTGTTGCAAGACAAATCTTTGACAAATTTTTGGAGCTTTTTGTGAACAATTGCTGCTCGTTGAACTTTTGCAAACCTTGAGAGAGTTGATGCTGCCTTTAATCGTTCAATTCTCGCATTTGCTTCTTGCCTCTCAAATAGTGCTATCAGTCGAGATTGAATGATGCTGCCAGCACAGATTTTTTGGAGCCTTTTGTGAAAAATTGCCGCATGTTGAACTTTTGCAAACCTTGAGAGGGTTAATGCTGCCTTTAATCGTTCAATTCTTGCATTTGCTTCTTGCCTCTCAAATAGTGCTATCAGTCGAGATTGAATGATGCTGCCAGCACGGATTTTTTGGTATTCCAGGACATGGTTTTGTTTGTTCAAAAATTTAAAAATTACACATCCTGCTTTGATTTGCTGGATATAACGGTAACATTCTAATCTTTCAAAGAATTTTTCTTGGATAAAAAACCGCTTGGCTGCAGAAATGATCAAAAACTTAGAATGCATCACACGCAAAATTGGAGTGAGAATTTTAAGAACTCGCTTCTTGATGTACATTGCAGCAATAAGCCTCTTCAAGTAAAATTGCCACAATGATCTGCGAGCCATTTTTTGAATCTTGACAGCAGCTTTCGTGATTTTCACCTCATACACTTTTCGACGGATTGATGCTGCAAGAACACATTGAGATGGAACTGGTCCATATTCACTCTTGACATGTGAACGATAGCAAATTTCTTTCAGATCACTAGTGGGAATAGACTCCCACTTCAGTGCTGCTTTGAAAACCATATCATTCGATTTGAACAATTTTGGATGTTTCTTGAAAGGAAACGCCATTTGTCCAGGTTGAACAATTCTGGTCATCAAGTCATTGAATGACTCTGAATGGTGATCATATTGATATCGAATATACCAGTAGATAATCCAGGTTTTGTTTTCACGAATTATACCTGCTTTACCAAGAGCTTCGTAAAATTTGAAAATCATGGTTTCCATCAGGTCCAACCATAAACTCTCCTTAGTCCCTTGTCGGATAATAAACTGAGAAAAAATTTCAAGGTCAGACTTAAAATCCGAGAAAAAATTTGGCTTTGACTGCAGAAGGCGACTGATTGGACTAGAATATTTTTCATTCCAGTATCTGTTATGCCGTTTCAAACTCTTTACCATGTGCAATCGAGCTTCTTCATGACCATACATGCCGTTTTTCCTCTTCATCATTGAAATGATCTCATCCAATGAAAAGTGAAAAAGATAGGTCAACTCGCAACTTGGTCCAGGAGGAAAACGACGTCTCTGCTCAATTCGCACCATGATCATGCCTTTCAGCATAAAGTCTCTGCCGTTTTGAGAATTGAAACGCTCATAATAACCCACTGGATGATGAATTGCTTCGCACATGACTGCAAATAGAGCCTCGTATTGGCAATGCTCTTGGCATTTTTTGATAATAATCCCTCGAAAAACTTTCAATCGTCTTCCAAAATTTTTGATTGCAAGAAGGATATTTGCAAAAACAATCGGACCTCTTGGCCACCCATAGTTCACGATGTTTGGATGAGAAATCTCCGCAAAAAACTCACTGAAGAAAACGAGTGCATCATCAAAATTTCTGGGAGTTTCTGGGAAAGGGCACGACTTTAAGTCTTCTGCAAGGCTTTCATTCCGACAATATGGTCTGCGTTGATCTATCAAAAGACTGATTAAACATTTCCTCAGTTCTTGTGCAGGAAGCCGCACATCTGTGCTCATGACTTATTTTTTTGGAATAGCCTTGACAATTTCAAAAAAATATAAATGATTTACCATCAATTTTTTCATAAAATTTGGCTTCGATTTATTGCAAGATTGAGTTTACATCTGCATTTTTGATCTTTCGCTTATAAAATTTTTCGAGGCATGAATACACTAAGGTGTCTTCTCAACATATCCACTCTTCACATGTGCGTGCAAGCAAATCTCCATCAAATCAGATCTTAGAACTCTCCCCCACCTAAATGTAAAATCCAATTTTGGGTCCCTGAAAGGGAATGACATTTGTTCAGGTTGAACAAGTCTGGTCATCAATTCGCTGAATGTCTCAGAGTTTGAAAGACTCCTGAGGATTGGTGTCGTGTGCCGAACATACCAATACAAGATCCAGGAGATTGCTTCATAAGAAACTTTGTTTTCACGAAGAGCTCCCCAAAATTCGGGGAACATGCGTGCCAGACGATCGAACCGCGACTCTCTTTTCTTAGCGCATCTAACATCAGGTGAAAAAAACTTCTCCAACGCTGGTTCCCATGTTTCAAAAAATTTGGGGTCTAACTGGAGAATGAGTCTGATTGGCTTGGAATATTCTTCATTCCAACGGGTATTGAAGTATTCCAAGCGTTTTACCATTTCCTGTCGTGTTTCCTCACGATCCTTCATGCCATGCTTCTTGAACATCATTTCGATGATCTCAGGCAGTGATTCCTCACAAAGGTGAGTCAAAACACTGTCTGGTTTTGGAGGAAACTGTTGTCGTTGCTCAATTCGAAGAATAATCATACATCTCAGAATGAAAAACCTCTCACTTTGGTAATTGACATATACTGGATGATTCAGCACTTCGCACATGACAGCAAAAAAAGCCTCATAATGGAAATATTCTTGGCATGTATTCTTGAGAGTACTTTTAAAAACATTGATTCGATCCTTGAATTTCTCGATCGCCATAAAGATGTTGGAAAATAGAATCGATTTATGCGGAGACAGTCTTTGAGTGACTTGGTCATGAGAGATATTCTCAAAAAACACACGAAATAAAGTGCAACTGTCCTCAAAATTTTTGGGCAGGTCCTTTTCCAGAATAAAGGATCCATGCAAATCTTTCGCGAGTCTTGAATTCAAAAACCCTTGGGCTGCTAAGCAATCATCTTTTTCTCTCAAATGATAACTTAAGGCTTTTCTAAGTTCTTTTGCAGCGTCTTGTACAGAAGTGCTCATGACCTACTTTTTGGAATTGTCCAGACAACCACTAAAACATATAAGAATTACCATCAATTTTTCATAATTCCTCCTCATATTTTGGTCCATCTTTCATAAAATTCGGCTTCGATTTATGGTGGTGGTGGTGGTGATGTTTTGAACTAGGCACGACTATTTTGACATCATCTTGTGCTAATTCCGTATCAGTGCTCATATCAACAATTTGCTGTCTTTCACGTATTTCTTTTGAATAACTCTTTGATGAAGCCCTGCTGACAACGGAGGCTTCTTTGTCAGACTGATACTTGACTTCTTCTACAGAAGCTACAGGTTCTTCTTGTTTTTCCTCTTCTACTTGCACTTGCGTTTCAGCCTCAGCCTCTGCCTCAGCCTCTGCCTCAACCTCAGCCTCAACCTCAACCTCAACCTCCGCCTCCGTCTCTGTCTCCGTCTCCGTCTCTGACGCTACTTGTGTCTGAGTCTCCGTCATCGTCGGAGTCTTCGCAGCCATAAATGACTCCCTGTTTTTCCCCAGGAATTTCATAAATGAATTCGCCTCGAAATGCGGGTTAGACATGCTATTTTCCGTGTCTTCTTCGTGATCCGCCGGGATTTTGCCAATATATGTCCGAATAATTTGCTTATATGGTAGTGATTCGCTAATAGATTCCAATATTCCCTTCTCAATAATTTTCTTAATATCCCTGACATTTTTACTCCGCTCTAATACGCTTACACTCTCTTTATCAAACAAAATAACAACATCTGAACTGTAGAGTTCTCTAGCACATTCTTTGTAGCATTTATGGATAAAGTCTTTAAGAGCAATATATTCATGGTCTATGTCATTCCTAGGATTTTTGCTCCGAATCACCGACAAAACCTTTATATTCGAGAAAATCACTGCCCACAGTAATTCATCTAAATATTTGCACTTTGATCTCTGCAAAATCCTATCACACTCTTGATCAATCAAATCATTATTCCATTTTGGAATTTTTTTGAGATAATCCTGGAATATTTGGAGTTCACTGTAGTCGTCATATCGGGGATCCCTTGTTTCATCTTTAAATTTACAGGCGTCTTCATATAGGCTATTAACTCCCTCAAATATGAGCGGCACTAAAGATGTAGTCAAACGCTTTGTATATTCATTTTTGGCTTCTAAATAAATATTTATGCTAGGTTCTTCCATAGCTATCAAAACGAAAATAAAATCAAAGATTTTACTTACAAGAAAAAATCTAGATTTTTTATAGCTAAATTTAGGATATTTATTTACAATTGTAAATAAATATTTTCTTAATTAAGTTAAAATGGAAAGTTTAAGTTTAAATAATGGATTCTCAAGTCTTTCTTCACAGCCAAATGAAAATGGACAAAATATTTCCGGAATTCCCAAAAATATGAAGATCACTTCTTGGATACTTTTTTTCATATCAATTATTTTTTCAGTTCTGCTGATTTGATATCCCCCGGAGGAGGAACACCATTTGTTGGAGATTTATATAAAATTATTTCTTCTACTTTATCACCTACTAAAATTAGCTTTCGCACTGGATACTGATTACATGTGTATAGCACCATTTATAATCTAATAATAGATTATAAATAAAAATGGAGAATATATTAAGTTTATGTTGTAAGGATAGAAAATCTAAGCATACTACTCTATCAGAAGAGGGGATTATCGCAATAATATTCCAAAATATAGCCTACACTCCCAACTCCAATTATCGCAAATGGTTTTTCAATACGTATAAAATAAAATCTACTGAAACCATAAAAAGAGACCGCCGCTATAGCCTACATGAAGAAATAGATTATGATGAATGCTTAACTGAGCGAAATTTACAAAAAAATGGGTCCCTAGATTCACTCTTGGAAGAGATGTATTTATGCAAAGAACCACTCGATATTTATTATATTCCATTTCCACATCAATTGCTCCCATTATTTGAAATGCATATTGAATATTTCGACAATAACATTCTGTCAGTAAAAATACCCCATGGGAAAATAAAATTCTTCGAAAAAAATAACCTTTTTTTCATAACTTTCTTATTCAACAAAACAATAGAACTGCCTTCTGTAAAGAATATTCAATATCAAGTCGGCAAAAAAATAATATATATTGATGAAATAACAAATTCAATAATTCTCGGAGTACTTAATATACCACAAATTTATGATATACTTAGGAAAATGATGATGTCCGAGAAAACAATTATTTCCGCGCATTCCAAAAATTGTGTATTTACTGATCTTATTATTTATGAATTGAGTGAACGCGTGAAAACTGGTCTCATTTATTTTGCGATCGCCCCAATTCTAGAAAATAGCCCAATTTTATACAAAAAAATAAATAAGAAACTTACTTATTATCTCATTCACCACGAAAATCCTAATAATATATCCAGCAATTTTATAAAAATAGATTCACCACCGGGTCACTTATGTGGTCTATGTCAAAACCCGCAAAATTACCGAAAAAATCTAAAAAATATTACACTGGAAATTCTACATGATTTTATCTATGCTCGTAACATAATACTGTAATTTCTCATTTCTTCGTGCTTCTTTTATTTGATGATTCTGTAATTCCGCAATTTCCTTCGTAATTTCTCCAAGTAGTATTTTTTCCAGTTGCACTTTATTAGGCATATTATCTTCTCTTTCGTAGAATTTATCCTCCATCATCAGAATCCATCTTTTATCCGCCCCTAATAACATCACTCTTGTATCTTTACCCTTAGTAAGACTAATATCAAATCGCAGGACATACCTTTGATTCGCACCTTGTATAAAATATACGAGGGATTTGTAAAAATTTGAATTATTTTCGTAAAGTAATGTTGCCATTTTAGCCTTTCTTATTCTAATCTTTTTAAGCCGAAAACCACGCAATAGTTCTTCTTAAACCCTCTTCAAATTCAATCTCGGGCACATACCCTAACATTCGCCCCGCTTTTTCAATCGACGCATTACTATGTGGTATATCACCTTTGCGATTGGGCTGGTAATTCGGTGCAATATTTGCGCCCATGATTCCACATATTTTGAAAAAAATTTCGTTAATTGTTATTCGCCCACCCGCCCCAATATTAAAAATCTCCCCAAAACATTCTGAGTTTGTAGTTGTTAGCGCTAAATAATTGGCGCGGACAACATTTTTCACATAGGTGAAATCACGGGAGAAAGATCCATCGCCAAATATTGTCGGGCTCTCCCTATTTTTCACGGAATTTATGAATTTTGGAATAACTGCGGCATACTCACCATTTGGATTCTGTCTTTCACCGAATACATTAAAATATCGCAATCCAATAATTTCCATCCCGTAGCATTTATTGAAAACATTGGCGTATATCTCGTTTATTTTCTTAGTCGCTGCATATGGAGATAACACATCACCAGTATTCTGCTCAATTTTTGGTAAAGATTCACTGTTACCATAGACAGATGATGATGATGCGTATACAAATCGTTGACAGCCATTTTCTTTCGCCGCTATTAACAAATTAAAAAAACCGTCGACATTATTTTTATGATAGAAAAGAGGGTCATTAATGGATCTAGGGACAGAACCAGTCGCCGCTTGATGACAAATTGCATCAATATTTTTAGTTATATTTCGGCAAACATCTATATCTTTCAAATCAGCTTCTATGAATTCTAGGTTTGAATATTTTTCTAAAAGATTTTGAATATTTCCAATAAATCCAGATGATAAATTGTCTATAATTGTGATTGATTCGAACAATTTATTCTCTAAAAAATATTCAGCAATATTTGATCCAATAAATCCACATCCACCTGTTATTAATAATTTCATAATGAATATAAAATAATAATATTTTATATTTACTTAAAAAACTTATTCTTCTTTGCCATCTTGGTCCTGATATTCGTCCTGATCTTCACCCTGATCTTCGTCCTGATCTTCACCCTGATCTTCACCGTGTAACATACTCATATCCATTCCTCCCATGTCACAATCTCTATCATCTTTACTATTTACCAACAATTCTTAAATTTGAAATGCGAATTTATATGAACCGAAAAATAAAATAAAATTTCTATAAAAAATAAAAAAATCTCCTAATTTCTCTTTTGGTGATTTAATACTATCATTAAAGGATGTAAAGTAAGAATTAACAAATTATTTAATATATTCAATTACAGTAATCATAGAAGTTTTAAATAATTTAATATCGCAGATAAATTTTTACAATCTTATAAAGTAAATATATAATTATTGATATTTTGAAACTTTTGAAATAATAATAAAATATTTTCTTTGGATTTGGGTACTATTGAAGCTTTGACTAATGACTTCGTAGACATTTTAATTTTATCTTCTGTTAATCAGTATTTCATGATTGTATGATATATTTGAAAAAACACATAACCTTAATAAAATCAGATACAAATAATAATTTTTTCTAAAACATTACAGCTATTTTCAGAAAAACTATACTTTTTTCAATTATAAATATAGTTTTATTTTTTAATTAATTTATTCATGATTCGAAGAAAAATCAGAAGAGATAAACAGCTTAAAAGAATCGCAATAGTATATGTTGATTAGATACGTTGTAATATCTGATTATCTAATAACAAAAATTCAGTTCTAATCTGAACAGATATAAATCACTACGTGATTTATATCTCTTGAGTTTATATTTCACATAGTGAAATATAAACTGAACAGAAAATATATCGATATTGAATTTTATTAGATATTTATGCATAGTAAAACATGCATAAGATACAACTATCAACTGCTTTGATTATTTACTTGTGATTCTAAAATTGGATTATAAGTTATAAATAATTAGAGGGAGGGTCCATATAAATTCGCAAAGCGAATTTATAATGGAAACATTTCTTAATTTCGCTTTGCGAAATTAAGAATGATCGATGCTTTATTGTTTTTACAATTATATTCAGAAAAACTATATTTATATTTGAAAAAGTATAGTTTTTCTGAAAATAGTTGTAATATTTGTATCTGATTTTATAATTTTTTGTAATGGAAGTTTTATGCACTTATATTTATACGCAATAATTCATATTTCTAAATTGTTATTCTAAATAATACATTCTACTTTTTCTCCTTTTGAATTGTAAATCCATATTTCATAAGTGAATCCTAATTCTTTTCCAGATTGTTGCTTTTTAAATATATTATCTTTCTTTTTTTTTGCAGTCCATGTTGATTTTACTTCAATACACTTATTTTTTGACGGAATGAATATATCTACAAAGTGTCTATGTTTTATTCCTTCGTAGTTATCATACCATATTTCAGGAACATTTATTGTACCAGTTTTTATTTCATTTTCGTTGAATATTTTTACAAGCTCATTGAGTGCATATGGTTCATAACCTTGAACTGAAATTATTTTACCCGATGGAAAAGTATAATCCTTTCTTGAATATGATGTTTTTGATGTTCGTTCAGCAATTTCAGGATTTTGTTGTGGATGTTCAACACCATATTTTTCTAAACAAGTCACTTTAAATTTTTCTCTAACTTCTTGTGATTGTAATGGATGTTCAACACCATATTTTTCTAAATTAGTTTTTTTTATTTTATCTTTAACTTCTTGTGATTGAAATGAATTTTCAACACCATATTTTTCTAAATTAGTTTTTTTTATTTTATCTTTAACTTCTTGTGATTGAAATGAATTTTCAACACCATATTTTTCTAAACAAGTTTTTTTTATTTTATCTTTAACTTCTTGTGATTGTAATTGATGTTCAACACCATATTTTTCTAAATTAGTTTTTTTTATTTTATCTTTAACTTCTTGTGATTGAAATGAATTTTCAACACCATATTTTTCTAAATTAGTTTTTTTTATTTTATCTTTAACTTCTTGTGATTGAAATGAATTTTCAACACCATATTTTTCTAAACAAGTCACTTTAAATTTATTAGTTTTTATATTCATAGAACACTCTTTACAATAACCATTAATTTGATATAGTTGTCTAAAAGTTTTATCAAAAATATTAATACAATGTTGTGTTAAACATTTACCGTTTATTCGCGTTTTTCTATTTACCACTTCTTCAGAATAATTATTTAATAAAGTTATATGATTATCATTACAAAACGTTGTCAATAGTTCAAGATTATATTTGACAGTTTTGGTCATTTATATTTATTTATAAATATCTTATAAATAAATCAATTTTTCTTTCGTTTTTAAATAATAAGCCCCTCAATGCCGCCCATGTCTATATTTTTAGTATCATCTTCACAGCCTTCTTCTTTACCTTCTTCACTACCTTCTTCTTCACCTTCTTCACTACCTTCTTCACCTTCTTCACTACCTTCTTCGCCATTATGTCCCATTCCATCCATCATTTTTTGTAACATATCCATATCCATTCCGCTATCCATTCCGTTCATTCCACCCATTCCACCCATCATATTATCCATGCTGCCCCCCATATTTATATTTTTAACATCTTCTTCATCATCACTATTTTCCCATTTATCCCAATTTATTTTTATATTATTTTTGTAAATCCCTCTTTTTTTCGTCAAAAAATCCCATTTTATGCCATCTTCCTTTTTCTGTAATCTAATAATAATTTTTTTGTCATTTCTAATTGAAACAGTATGCCCACTAACCTCCTCTTCTAATTCAAAATCAATCAAATATTTTTTATTCGAAGAAAAACATTCATAATGAAAAACATTATTTTCAGTTCTTAAAATTTCATTTGAGATATTTGATAAATTAATCTCAATTTCAATATCATCATAAGTTTGAGACCATAGCAAAGTAGGTGTAAATTCCATTATTTTTTAACAAGAAACTTATTTTCAGTTTTTAACGAGAAACTTTTTTCTTGTTAAAAACTAATGTCTGAAAAAATAAAAATTATATTTATCAGTCATAATCTTCATTTTTTAAATAATATCATTATTTGAACGATTAGTTTATAAAATAAATAATAATAGAGTTATTTTTATGATAACTAATATTGTAGACGAAGTATAAGAATTTAAATGAATATAATTTCAAACAAAATTATTTACATTTTATAAATTTTGGAAAAATGGATATTGCTTAAATAATTCAAATAGAAAACTTACTAAAAAAAATTGTAAAAGTTATTTTTAAAAATTTATTATATTTTATATTATTATGTTCCAAAATAAAAAAATTCTATTATTTGGAGGTTCTGGTTCACTAGGCAATAAATTTATTGAAAAGCATATTTCCAATAATCAAATTACAAATTATTCCAGAGATGAATGCAAACATTGGAGTATGAGTCTCAAATATAAAACCGATAATTTAAAATTTATTATCGGAGATATCCGTGATTATCAAAATGTATCTAATTCTATCTTGCGAGAGCAACCTCATATTATTATTATCATGGCAGCTCTTAAACATATAGATCGATGTGAATATGCTATTGACGAATGTATTAAAACAAATTCGATGGGTCCAATTAATGTTGTAAATGCAGTGGAGAAAAATAATGATAGGCTTAAAAATCTAGAAGTAGTCGTAATGGTTAGTACAGATAAAGCATGTGAGCCAACCAATGTATATGGGATGGCAAAAGCATTAGCAGAGAGTGCAATTGTAGAAAAATCACTTTATGTTCCAAATCGAAAATTTGTGAATATTCGCTACGGTAATGTTCTGAATTCACGTGGTAGTATTATTCCAATATTGCATGAAAAAGGGAATGATCCTGATGTCAAAGAATTTACATTGACCCATGAAGATATGACCCGGTTTGTAATGACATTGGAGCAAAGTGTAGAACTAATCGAATATGCCGCCGAATTTGGAGAATCAGGGGATACTATAATTCCAAAATTAATTTCCCTTAAGTTATTCGATTTAATGCAAATTTTTTCAGAAAAATATAATAAGCCAGTAAAAGTCACAGGATTACGTCCCGGAGAGAAAATGTTGGAGTCACTAATATCAGAAACTCAGGCGATGCGCTTGATTAAAAAAGATAATGGATATATGCATATTAAACCGCCTTATCAGAATTTATTGATTCTAGATGATGTATATAATTATAATAGTAAAATAAATCCACTTTCAAAAGAGGAGTTATTTGAATATTTAAATCGACTGAGACTATTATAGATTTATTATTTAATTTGATGACTTATATATTGTTCTATATTATAATTAAATATATTCATTTCTTTTTCTATTTCTGGTATATATTTTAATATTAATTCTAATAATTCTTTATCTATGCCTGTAATGAATTTTTCTGATTTATTTATATATATATTTAATTCTTTTTCCAGTTCAATTTTTGACATATTGAATGATTCAATAGAAGTTAGCATCTCTTTTAGTTCTTCAAATAATCTTTCATATCTTATAATTTTATTAACCAATAAATTATTTTCTTTATTATAAATAAAATCATATTGAGATATATAATTTGTTTCAAATAAATCTTTTTTTGAAAAATTATATGCTATAAATTCTTTACACCCTTGAATATTTAAAATGCCGATTTTACACAACAAAAATATTCAAGGTTTGCCCGTTGCAGAGCGTGTAAATTATGAGTTTGTTAAGGCGACAACCCTAACTGATGAGTTTTAATGTGTATCTTTTATTATTCCTACCTTACATGCTCTTTTTATAAGAGAAAAGCAGGAACTGCACGAACAAGTCATCATAGACCTCTTACTATTCATTGTTAATATATTATAATACTTTTTCTTTAAGTTGATTTTATAAAAAATCGGCATTTTAAATCTTCAGCGGTGTAAAAGTTTGATTTTTAACTATATTATGCGTTTGATAGGCAATATTACCTTTAATATAATTATAATTAGAAATTAATCTTTCTATTGGATTTCTAATTACACAAAAAATTATATATTCACTATAATCAAAATTACATAATTCTTTTATATCTGTACTTTTATTATGTAATGTTTGTATACCATATGAGGAATATTTTGTATTCCAATGTATAACAATATTCTCATCTATTTTTTTTAATAAATTCCATATAAAAGTACCAGCATTTTTTGGTATATGTATAAATATTAATTTTAATTTATGTGATATTATCATTATTTTAATATTATATTAGATAAAAAATTAAGTCAAACTTAAAGAATTTATTATTCAATTTGATATTTTAACAAATAATCAACTAAAATTTTCAGTATGACGCCAATGGATTGGTTCAGATATACTTACTATTTTTTTTCCACATTTATTAATAAATTCCTTTATTTTTTCTAATAGTCTAAAATAATGAGTTTTATTTTACAAAATAATTTGGTTCTTCATTTTTTCTTATAATTCTTTCTACTTCGTCATTATCATAATGTTGAAATACTAAATTACATATTGCTAAATCAACTGGTTCAATTTTTGATAATTCAGATGTGTTATATGTTTTCTAATGCAATATCTGAAATATCTACAGATATTACTTTATTATTTTTAGATAAATATTCTGTTAAATATCCTAAACCAATTCTAAAATCTAATATAATTTGCACATGAAGAATTAATCCAATATTCTAATTTATTGGAATGAGCATTATTCCAATTATAATAAAAATTACATTTTTGCTTCATCGTGCAATCTATATATTTCTTTATATTTTTCAGGATCCGCCCTCAAAAATCGCAACCTATCTTTCTCTTTATCTTCTGGATCATTTGGTCTCGGAACAAAAAATGCCTTAACTTTCTTATTGTCATCGCTGAAATTCTCACTTAAATACGATATTGTTATAAAAATTCGGCGGCTTTCTGGGCTTCCGCGTGATGGCTCTGGATTACCATGCCAAGAATAATCATTGCAATTAAAAAGAATTAATCGATTAAATATAGGAGCAATGCTAGCTATTTTTTCATGTATTTTTGCTTCATCTTTTGCGCAATTGTCTCCACGCCAAATCTCCAGTGCACAGCCATACTCTTCTTTCCATTCATAGCTCAAATATATTCCTAGAGTCGTCTGCTTTTTTAATTTCAAAGTGGGATGATATCCAGCATCAACATGAATATCTAATTTATCGCCTGGCTCATAAATATGAACACCCCAAAAATTACGGGTTGAATCAAGAATTAGCTTATTACCAACTACTTCAGACAACTGATTCACAAATTTTTCTGTAGTTAATTCATCAAAGAGTTTTACTAAAAATGGAGGAAAATTATATTTATCTCGAAGAGTATATTTTTGCTCAAAAGGATTATCATAACGGTCCCAATCTTCTTTTTTAATGTCTAATATTTCTCGTTGAAGACTTTTTGCAAAATTTTCTTCTAAGAAATTATCTTGAGCTCCATAAGGGTAAGGAAATTTTGACTTATATTCTTGCTGATCAACTCTAATTTGCGATAAAACAAAATCCATATTTATAATATTTATAATATTTTTAATTCAAAAAATCACGAATATGTCTAATAATTTCTTTACTTGTATTTCCATTTCCTAACCATTCGGTTCCCATTTTCTTATCACTCTCTAGCCATGCAAAAACTTCGTCAAAATTTGTTTGCCCATTACAAACAGATAATTTTACACTGCAATTATTTTCATAGCTCTGGGGTCTCTCCGTAAAATCACGAGGAACTACAACTGGAGTCCCTAATAATGCCGGCTCTTCTTGTCCAGTTCCGCTATCACTGATTATGAACTTTGAATTGTATACAGTCGTCAAATATTCTTCATATGGCAATAATTCAATCATTTCGACTTTCCCCAAGTTTATGCTAAATTCAGTTAATTTATCTTGCAATCTTTTAAAATACAATAATTTTACGGGCAAATTGTATTTTTCAATGCATAAATTGGCAAAATTAACTGCATTTTCTAATCTATCTTTGAAATTAAAATTCTCTGGGCGGTGAATATCCATAAGAATCATATTATTATTCTTCGGTTCTTTCCTTATTTTCTCTTCAAATAATCGTAATGGCTCTACAATTGTATTTCCAACAACGAAAACATTTTTCTTTATGTTTTCCTGAAATATTTGCTGTTTATAATCTTCATGATAAACAAATAAAATGTCACTGCAATGGTCACAAACAGTTCGGTTGATCTCTTCCAACATACGTTTATCATAAGAACGCATACCTGCTTCAATGTGTCCAATTTTGTATCCCGCCTTTTTAAGAGGTAATGATACAGCTGCGGAATTAGAATCTCCCAAAAAAAGTATCAAGTCCGGCTGAATATTATGTTTTTCAAATAATTTGGGAACCTCCACACTTAAATATGCCAATTGTTCAAAATGATTGGATGAACTCTTCCCTGATGCAAGTATATGATCCGGAGTACGGATATTTAATTGTTTAAAAAAAACATCTGATAATTTATTATCATAGTGTTGACCAGTATGAATTAATACATGATTAAAATGTTTATCTAATTCTTTAAAAACAAAAGCCATACGAATAAAATCTGGGCGAATTCCAGTAATAGTTACAACTGTTTTCTTCATAATTTTACAAAATAAAATTATTGA